AACATTCAGATCAACGGGGTGCGTGGGATTGCGGCAGACCTCACGGCGGATTGCGTGGTTTGTCTATCGACCTCACAACTCATTGACATCAGCCACAATGCAACCCGCTCCGGCCGTACCGCATACCACACGGGGGTCCCAGGCGGTTTTCTCGTGAACAACGGGACCGGCACGAAGACGCTGACCGGCGCCGAAACAACTACGAGTGTCGCGAACGTGAGTTCGATCGTCCTGTTGCAGTCGGGTAATACTGTCTGGACCGATTTCACCAACTATCGCGATGGGCAGCTCTTGACGATCAGTAATTTGAGTAGTTCGTTCACGGCCCAGTTTGCGACCGGCGCAATCTTCAAGTTGTCAGCAACGCCGTTTACGTTGGCCCAGTACGACACACTGACCCTCTTGAACTGGGGCCCAGTTTGGGTCGAGGTCGCACGCAGTAACTTCCCATAGGAGTGCGATGCACATCGAGCCCTTGCATCGCGGACTGGTCACGAGTCGCGACTCATCGTTGTTGAACGAGGGTGAGCTGGTCTATGCGCAGAATGTGCGCTACCGCCCTGGTGACCCAGCACTCCTCGCGGCTGAAGGCCACCTACAGCTGCCCGATCACGCGTTTGATGGCACGCTGCCGGTGATTAATGTTGCGTGGGACGACGCGCCGCCAATGTTCATCTACGCGCGCCCGGATGCCACGCTTCGGTACGTGCCGGCGGAAATCGATCCACTTACAGAGAGCATGTTTGATGCGAATAGCGCCGCGGCCGTTGCGATCGATGCGGTCGCGGCCCACTATATCGGCCCAGGGCGACCCGAGGTCGTGCACTTCGAGGGCCAGCACATTCTATTGGATGGTGGCAGGCCGCGGCTGATTTCGCTGGATGATGTGGCGCCGGCATTTTCGTTCCTCGGAATGCCTCGAAACGATACGCCTGTGTTGGTTGCGCACATCAACGTGACGGGCGCAATTCCGGCCGGGTGGTATCACTACTGGTTCACGTGGTACAGCAGCGTTACCGGCTTCGAACGCGAGGGCACGACGAGCGTCGATGCGGTCGGTAAGATCCAGCTCACGAGTGCTAAAAATAACCTGCGCATCTTCATCAAGCGCGATGACTTCACAGTTGCCAAGCCAGACTGGGCCGATCGAATTATCATCTACCGTGCACCAGTGCAAAATAACGAATTCCCTGGGCCGTGGCCCGCAGGCTATAAGGTGACCGATTCGATCGCGATTTCGTCATTCACGGTGACACAGGGAAGTGCTTTGCTGGCAGCCGGTTACGCTGGTGCAACCATCGACGCTGCTGCCGACTACTTCGTGCTACTCATCGACAGCCAAAGTGGCACGACGCTTGGTGGCACAATTCCATTTCCGATCGTGGCTATCTCTGCGGACGGCATCGCAAGTTCCATCGGCCAAAACGGTAATCCGCCTCGCGCAACGACCGGTGATGTGTTCGAAGAGTCGTTGCTCATGAACGATATTAATGACAAGCGCAAGGCACGATATTCGATGGTTGGCGAGCCCGGTAAGGTCCCAGATCTCTACTACATCAACTTCGACACACGTGAGCTGGACGAAGTGATTACGATTCGTACCCTCGGGCGTGTAGCCGGCGCATTTTTGCGCAACGGTGTGTGGCGCATCAACTGGCTCCCGCGCTCGGGTGATTCTGAATTTGGACAGAATCGCGTGAAGGAACTGGTCGTGGAGGGCTTCGGAGTCGTGGGCCCGAATCTTGTGGCGTCGTTCACGATGCCGCAGGGACCTGCCCTCGCGTGGTACGGGCCGCGTGGACCGTACGTGACCGACCTCAACGATTGGAGCGAACTCGCGCCGCAGGTCGATTGGACCGCGATCGCTGGGACACCGGTTGCGCTGCTCAACAACATCAACGCCTACAGGCTCGAAATCTACTTCGTCGGGCCCGACGGCACTGGGTTTATTTACTACCTGCACTATCACGCGACTCACATCGTTGATGGGCATCTCGCGGTGACTGGGCCGATCATGCCGCGACCGACGCTCAAGAGCGCATTTACGGCGATTGTCGGTAGCACGCACCAAAGCGTGAGTCTCGATGATCGTGGGGGCATCTACTACGAGGGGCTACCGGATGCGACGGTAGTGGCGGCGTTTCGCACTCGTGAGATATACTTGAATGGCGCAGGTCGGGAGTTTCGAACGAATCGCGTGCTTCTGCACGGCGCAGTTGCGCAGAATGTCGCGACCTTCGAGGTTCATACGCAGCCCGGCGGGAGCGCGGTTGAAGGCTTCATTGACATGGGAGTTTCGCGGCTTGCGCCACATGCGGTCACGACGAATGGTGAGTTCGTGCAACTGGGCGTGAACAACAACGGGCTCGGTGCGCTCAAGATCAACTGGGTCGGGGTTGAGTGGGAATCGTTGGGTGAGGTGGAGCGATGAGATTTCGTGGGGTCGAGACGCGGGGGTTAGGGCGCCGGGAGCGCCGCGCGTTCAGCACGATCAGCGAGTATCTTGAGCGGGTCAAGACACCCACGAGTGTTTCAACTACGCCCTCAGTGAGCGTGGTCTCGAAGGCCAGTGACCAGCTGGGGCGCGTGAAGTTCGTGCGCAGTGATCTCGCGGGAACGGTGACGTATCTGGAGCCGCCGGACGCAGATACGCTGCTCGTCATGCGCTTTACGGGGACGCCGACGCTCGCGACCGGCGGGAACCTCGTGCTGAATACGTCGTTTACGCCGGGCACCAACGGCGTGATCGTGTTCGTGTCGGATGGGACGCGCCTATACGAGATCGCCCGCAACATGGGGTCGTCGTTCTTTGACTGCCCGGTGGTCATTAATGAGGACGGGCACCCATGTGAGCCGGTGCTGCGGGTCGAGACCGACACCCTCGACGAGTTCATCTACGTCTCTGGTACTGCGGTCGCAGGGCGTGGGCAGCTACGCATTGGCACCGAGGGCGCACCCTCTGACAATACGTTCGCAGCGGTGGTTGGCGGTCCGGCACAGGAAGCAACGACTCGGCCTGGGTTGCTCGTCCAGGGCCGACATATCACGGCCTTTGCAGTTGCGGGGGCCTATGGCGCGGGTGGCGACGACGCGCTTGAGGTCGATACTACTCAAGGAAACGTCGTAATGCGCGTCAACGGTGACGTGAGCATTCGCGAGCAACTGCGCATGGGATCGGGAGACTCGACGATCTCTGCGAACCAGAATCCGTGGACGCTGCCAGACACGAGCATCGTAAGGCTGGCGTCGGACGTAGACGGGCGGCTGATTCGGAGCATCGTCGCTGACGTTCAAGACACTGCCGGAGGAACGCTGCTCTACGACATCATCAACGTCGGGACGCACTTCGTCTCGTTCGTTCACGAGGACGCAGGAGCCACGGCGGCGAACCGGATCATTGCGAGCGCCAACGCGCAGCCGTTCGACCTCATGCCGAGCGATACATGCCGAGTCTGGTACGACCCAGGCAGTGCTCGCTGGAGGGTGCTCAAGTGAGTTACACACGCGAACCGTTTGCTGACACGGTGAAAGCTGGAGCGCAGTACATCATCCCGGAGAACGTCCAGGTCATCGTAACCGGCTCCTTCATCGTCGAGGCAGGCGGAACGCTCATCATCAAGCCTGGCGGGAAGCTGGTGGTGTTGCCATGAAGCTGATTCTCGCGGCGATGCTGATCTATCTCGGTCGCGCCGTTGCTGGACCAGGAGAAGTAGCCGAGGTGTCGTTTGTGATCGAGACGGACGGGCAGTGCGTCGTGGACATCGAGACCGTGATCGAGTCCGACATCCCTGTTGACATCGTGATCGAAGGGCCGAAGGTACTCTCGTTTCTGCGAGTCGCGGGTCCGAACCGATACCGGGTCGAGTTCGAGGCGAGCGGTTGCCCGAACGGCGAGATTGCCAAGATCGGGTTCGTCTTGCCTGGCAACGCGAAGGGCACGTACCCGCTCAAGCTGATCCACACGGCGATGCGCCTTGAGAACGGGTTCCTGGCAGAGACAAAGAGCAGGAACGGGAAGGTGAAAGTGCGATGAGTTTCAGGCTCCCAGAGACACCAGCCGCTTCTGTTCCTACGCCTCCAGCAAACAACGCTGAGCTGTTCCTTGACGACGCTACCGACCCCGGTGTGCTCAAGGTCAAGAAGGACGACGGGTCTGTCGTCACCATCGAGGCAACTGCAGGCGCTGACGCGGACGCCATTCACGACAACGTGGCCGGCGAAATCGTGCTCATCGCAGAAAAGGCGACTCCGGTCGATGCTGATCTCATCGTAATTGAGGATTCTGAGGCCGCGAACGTCAAGAAGCGCGTGCAGCTCGGGAATCTTCCCGGCGGCACAGAGGTCAACGATCTCGACACAGATGGCGTGCTCGGGATCGCAGACGACCAGCTCGTCGTCGGAACCGGCGCGAATACTGCTGCCTATAAGACGCTGCCCGACGGCGCCGTCGCCTACGACACCGCGACCAACGCCTTCGCGCAGGCGAGCAGTGCTGATCTATCGGACGGCCCGTTCGCAGCGCTCGCGCTCGACGACCTGACTGACGTGACCATCACCGCGCCCGCGACAGGCGCCGTTCTCGTCAAGAGCGCCGGAGATTGGGTCGATGGGCAAGTTGATCTGGCCGACGCAGACGCTGTGACTGGGGTGCTGCCGAAGGCAAACATGGCTGCGACCGCGGTTCACAACGACCAGTCAAACACCTACTCGACCGGCACGCAGGATTTTCAGGCTGCGACTGATGTCCAGGTCAAGGACTCTGCGTTCGCCATTCACGACAACGCTGCGCCAACGAAGATCGCACACTTCCAGTGCTCAGCGCTAACGGCTGGCTTCCCAAAGACGATGACGATCCCTGACTTCGACGGCGTGCTTGTGACCGAGGATGGCGCACAGGCCCTAGACAACAAGACGCTCAACTCTCCAGTCCTGACCACACCAGCCCTCGGCACTCCGGCGAGCGGTGTTCTCACGAGCTGCACAGGCCTCCCGCTCACGACCGGCGTGACCGGCGCGCTCCCGATCGTGAATGGCGGCACCGGGCAGGTGGCACAGGACGAAGCGTTTGACGCGCTTGCTCCGACTACGACCAAGGGCGACGTGATCGTCATGGGGCCGTCGGGTGACAACGTGCGGCTTGCGGTCGGGACTGACACGCACGTTCTGACGGCAAACGCGGCCGCAACCAACGGTGTCGAGTGGGCAGCTCCAACGGGAGGCGGCGGCGATAGCGTGAGCGTAAACGGCAGCAGCGTCACCGATGCTGACCTGGACAATGCCACGCCGGTTGCACCGGCCGGCGGCAGCAACGTCAAATGGCAAACGAGCGGCGCGAGTCCAGCCGATATATCGGCCTATCTCGACTGGGGCGCCGTCATGGATGGATTTCGTAGGAAGCCGTTTTTCTATACTGATTGTCTGGAGGCTTCGTCCTCAACAACTCTATCCCATCCACCTTGGGTGCGGAGCGTTTCGTCCGGGACCCTTGCTGCGGTTGCGGGGAACGGAAACCACAACGGGATTCTCCGGTTCATTTCTGCTGCGGGAGCGAATACCGGGGGAGCGCTTTTTAGTCAAACCGCGACGATCATGCTGCTCGCTGGAGGAGAGAACTTTGAGGCGATCATTAATATCGACACGCTCACCAACACGACGATTCGCCTCGGGTTTTTTGATAGCAGCACTGGTGCCCCGATCGACGGCGCATGGATCGAGATCCCTTCTACTGGGGCCGCCGTAGGCAAGACCAGCAGCAACTCGTCACTGACGACATCCTCTACGATCGCTACGCTCTCAGCGGGGACATGGTACAGATGCCGGATCGCCGTCAATTCTGACGCCACGAGTGTTGCGTTCACGATCTGGACTGACGACGGAACCCAGCAGGGCACGCAGAGCAACACGACCAACATCCCAACAGCTGCCGGGAGAGAACTCGGACATGGCATCTCGTGTCTGTCTCAAAGCACAGTCAACATAGCGCAGCTCGACTGGATGGCAATGTGGCAGGCTGATCGAGCACTCACAAGGTAACAGCGGGAGTCACGATGCGCATTGAATACGAACGTGAAGTCCAACCGGAACGGGTCAGGGCCGCAGTCCACTTCACTGACGCGGACATCGCGGCCGCATTTCTCGTTGCAGACCCGGACGAAGTTCTCTTTTACCGGCTCTTTTCACCGGCTTGGGAAGGCCTGGAAATTCCTGAACAGCTCCGTATCCTGGCGCGCGTTGCGGAGCTTACGCTTATGGCGCGCAGTCTCAATCTCACTGCGGACCAAGTGCTGCCAAAATAGGAGGACTCCGATGTTGGAAATCTCTATGACGAATGAGCAAAAAGTGCGTGTTGTTTCTACCCCCGCGACCGCTGCTGGCCAGCCCGCTGCAGTCGAGGGCGCCCTCAGCGCGATCGTAGTGAGCGGTGATGGCACCTGGGAGCTGGATGTCGAAAATCCACTCGCATTGTTTCTCATCTCAGGCGCTGCCCCCGGCGACACCGCGTACATCATCCAGGCCGATGCGGACCTTGGTGAGGGCGTCGTCATGATTCAGGACAGCGCAATCATCCACGTGGCAGGGGCGCTCGCTGCAGCCCTCGGGCTCGCGGCGGAGGCGCCGGTAGCGAAATAGTGCTAAACTCTTGTGGGGGTGTGACATGGATCCAATGACGATTGCGGGTCTCGGCTCGACTCTTCTGCCGCTCATCCTCGGGCTCTTTGGAGGGCAGAAAGAGCGCAACCCCCAAGAGGTATTTGCACAGCTAAACGCGCTTCTCGGGGCGCAATTCCAGCCCATCCTGGCCGCCGCTATGCAATTAGCGGGGGTCCAGGGTGCGCAGGTCGGTCAACAGATCGCCGGCAGCGTGGGACGAGCAGGCGGGGGCGCGAGCGGCGTGGGGGCCGTGACGCGTTCTGTAGGCGCAGGCCTTGCCTCGAACCGCGCTGCCGACGCTCGTCTCAACGTGACGACTGCGCAGATGCAGATGCTGGCGCAGCTGTTCCCGTCGTTCATGAACCCAAGCATGAAGCCGCCAGGCACATTGCAGAATCTGAGCGGCGCCTACGGGATGAGCTTGCTCGGTGGGTCAAATCCGCTCATGGAACTCGTGAATCTGTTCAAGGGCGCACCCACGACGAAGGCTGCAACCCTCGGCGGTGGCAGCGCGAATAGCGGCATTGGCGCGAACAGCGGCGGCCGATTCTTCTCGCTTCCAGAAGGTCAGCCATGACGATGCCTCTCCCGCCGATTCCGCCGCTGCCGCCCACAGAGCAGCAGGGTGCAGGTGCACCACAGCTTCCACAGGTCCCGCTGCCGAGCGCGCTTCAGGCACTAAGCGGGCTCTTTATGCTCGCGCAGTCGATGCCGCAGATGTTACCGCAGGCCTCGCAGCAGCTCGAACAGCGCCGCGGCGCAGCTGGTGAGCGCGAGATTGCGCAGTTTCAGCTGCAACGCCAGGTCGAGCAAGACGAGGCCGCGAAACAAGAGCGCGCCGCGGAGGCACAACAGCGCAGATTTGACCAACAGATGCAGCAGCTGGCGGCCTCAGATGCGCGCGAAAATGCGCTGGCTGCGCGCGAGCACGATGCGAAGATGCTCGATCTTCAGGAGCGCGCATTCTCGCTGCAAAAGCAACAGTCCGCGCTCGAAAAAACCCAGTTCGACGCAACCGCTGCGCGCCTCCTCGGTACTATGTACAGCGAGGCGCTTGATCGCGTTGATGCGACCGTGCTCGACCCGAAGGCGCGGGCCGCGATTCTCGCTGATCCACAGACCATGATGCAGTATCAGCTGCAGCGCGCAAAGGATCCGAAGGGCGCCGATACGTGGCTCGCACAGCTCAGCGGCGGGCAGCTCACGCAGACCGAGCGCCAGAAGCGCGCGATCGAACTCGTGCTCAACAACCCCGGCGCCACACAGCTTTTCAGCGCGACCGGCCTCAAGCCCGAAGACGTATTCAACGCTGAGTTCATGCCGGTGGACTTGCCGCTTGAGGGTCCGCAGGCCGAAGCGCTCAACACGCTGTCGCAGGTCTCGCTGCGGCGCATGATGGTTGGAAGCGTGACACCGGTCGAAGAGGCGAACTTCGCGACTGCGATGCGCAATCTCGGTGGCACCGAGGCGATCAACAAAATCAGCGATGATCTCGCGCGCCTCGCAGAAGTGAAGTACGGGGTCGATCGCGACCAGTTCGAACAGAACCTTGCGCAGCTGATCGACACGGCTGCGGGGCCCGAGGCGGTCGCGCTCTCGGTGCCGAGCGCCCCACCGACTGAGAGCCGCATCAAGCGCTTATTTGGCCGTGATCGTGAAAGCGAAATTGAGGATCTGCGCCGGAAGCTCAAGTTCCCCCTCATGCCCGCAAAGCGCAAGGCTGAGATGCGGGCCCGGCTTAAAGAGCTTGGCGCAAATGAGGACTGGGAGGCGCGATAGTGCCACTCTACGATCGCCTCAATGCGCAACAACTGCCGCCGCTCCCGCCGGTTGACGAGAGCAGCGCACTGGATACCATCATCCAGGTCGCGCGGCACACGGGGATTCCGCAGGTGGTGGGTCTGTCGTTCGAGGGCCTGAAGCGCGCGGACGCAGCATTTCGCGCCGGCATCCTCACTGCCCGCGGCAAGATCCCGACCGCCGACTTTCCGCAATACTGGCGCGATGCGTGGGACGGCAAGCTCACCGACCTCACGACCAGCGAATTCAATAAGCTTTTCTTGGGCGCTGCCATCTACGACCAAGCCAAACACCAGGCGCTCATTCCGGGTTGGACTAAGAAGGTCCTCAATCCAGAGACGCACCTCACTGAAGATGTGCCGGTTATAAGCGTTGGGAGCGTACTCGACTTCAGCGCTGACATCTGGGCATCGCCGCTCAGCTACATCACGGCAGGTGGGCCTGGTGCTGTGAAGGCCCTCACAAAGACCCCGCTTTGGAGCCCATTTCGCACCATGGGCCGCGGGATCGGCGTGATCGACGATTACATCTTCGGCACCGCGAACAAGTTCCCGATGCTCGGGAATCTGTTGATGCACGCGCGGGAGCTACGACACGCATTCGAGCGCTGGCCGAATGTGACCAAGGACTTCGAGACCACGCGGGATACGATGAACAAGGCCCTCATTGACTGGGCGCCGAAACTGCACAACATCTTGTTTCGTGAGGAGCGCGCTCTCGGCATCTTCAAGAAGTCCACGCACAAATACTTGCCGACTGAAGAGCGCCGGGTGATGAATCACCTGTTCGATCTCAAGCTGCATCTTGGTGGTCCGCTCACGACCCGCGAGAGCACGCTTGCAGATGAGATCATGACGACCGTGGGCACTCCGCTCATCTCGCGCCTGCAGTCAATGGGCTACTACACGCGATCGCGCACGCCGCCGCTGCTGAGCGGGTTAATGCCGAGCCTGGTCAATCTGCGCTCGATCCCCGCTGACGTGCTCCAGTCGTGGGACTGGAAGACGCTTGGGTGGCTCGGCGTGCCCACATACAAGTCGTCTAAGGCTGCGGTACTCAAGAAGATGCAGTTGCGCGAGGAGCACCTCGATCTCTCGACCGCGATTCGCGATCTCGTCTACGCGAGCGAAAAGAAGCTCCACTGGAACGCGCGACACCGCGAGTCGGTCACGCGCACCGTCACCACTGCGACTCGCGTCGGGACTGGGGGGTTGGTGCCGCGGGCAGGTGGCGCATCTACGCAGTTCGCGGGCGCGACGGTTGCGCGTACTTCGACCTTCACGCGACCCGGCTACAAGTGGGTCAACGACGGCCCACTGCTGAAGTATCGCCCTAAGAAGGTCACGAGTGCGAAGGGCCAGAATACGAACGTGGTTGACTGGTCGAGCGGCGAACGCAGCTACATGGTGCGCCTAATCAACGAGATTCAGGGTCGCGGGCGCGGCCGCGTGACCCTCGAACTCGGCGAACTGAGTCGGCGCGCAGTGTTCAACCTGCAAGACTTCGCGGGCCGCAATCGTGTGACCAAATATCTCTTTAATCGCACCTTCGAAGAGGCCGGGGCGAAGCTCAGCGTCTACGCGAAGCCACAATACGCGACCCAGTTTTTCGTGCACAACGTGGTTCGCAGCATGCTATGGGGCAATCTTGGCGCGGCCGTCAAGAACACCTCACAGCTACTCAACACCGCGGCCGTCAAGGGCATCCCCGCGACCATCAAGGGCATGTTCGAGCTTTCGAATCCTGAGCGCTATGCGCTCGCACAAACCGAAGTCTGGCACGAATTCAAGAAGCTCCTCATCGACGAGCGCTGGACAGCCCGGGTCGGGAGTCGTGTCGATGACCTCATGATGCTGCCGTTCAATGCGACCGAAAATCTCGCGCGCGGGACTGCGTTCAATGTGTATCTTGATGATTACATGCGCAAGAACCGCATTCCGTCGTTTGCGGCCCTCATGACCGACCCGCGCCGTGAGCCTGCGATTCGAGCTGCTGTGCACGGCGCCTACGACACGAACTTCATCTATGGCGTCCTTGGGCGGCCCGCGAGCGCGCTCGGATCGCCGATGATGCGGCCGTTCACAACGCTCCTCTCATATGGGCCTAAGCAGCTCGAATTCTATCGCCGGGCGGTCAAGGAAGACGGGAGCGTGCTGCTGCGTGCACTTGGCATGCACGGGCTCGCGATTGATCTCGGTAACCGGTGGCTCGGGATCGCGCCGGAAGCGTGGATCGGCTGGGGCTTCGCGCCCCCGATGCAGTCGATTGATGGCATTCCGCTCATGACCTCCCCGCAGCTTCGGTGGGGCCTTGACATCGCGCGTGGGTTTGGGGCGCTGGGGGCTGGCAACGAGGCCGAAGCTTCGAAGCACTTTCGTAGTGCGCAGGGCGCAACCGGCACGGTCCTCGCGCTCGCACCCGAATTCTGGCATAATTATACGACCCAGCCGGGGCTCCTGCCGCCGGGACAGGAGCTGGGGCGAGCACTCCTTGCAGCTGGCCCGCAGCTGGGTGCGCTCCCGGTGCCGATTGTCGCGATCGCGAAGGCCGCGAGCATCCTGCGCGGTATCAAGTCGATGGAGGGCGGCATGGGCCAGCAACTGTCGCAGACCGGCGAAACGTGGGTGCCGATCTCACGCGCAGATCTTGCGCGATCTACGCTATTCCAGACAACCGTCTCGCGCCAGCGCCAGCAGCTCTCGCAGATGACGCGGGATGCGCGGGGGCGCGTGGACCGTGTGCTCGACGAACGCGTTCGCGCATATCTCACGGCTGCTGAGGACACGAACGGCGACAAGCTGGTCGAGGCCGGGCGCGAAATGTTCAGTCCCATTCGAATCTCACACGGGCTCGTACGCCAGGCGCCTACTACCTACAGCCCACTTGCAGAACAGATCGACAGCCGTATGGGGCGCTTGATTCGGGGCCGTAATCAGTCGCGGGATCTCACCTCGATGATGGACAGCGGGTTCTTGAGCGGCATCTACTACGCAGCCTACATCGACCTGATGATGAAAGCTGAGGGACTACGTGAGCGATGACCACCACGTCACAATCACGTGCTGTAATGCTGCTTGCGGCAGCGGTGCAGGCGCTTGCAGTAATCGCGCTCACCTATTGGGTCGGGCGAGTTGAGGGCATCGAAACCAAGCTCGATGGTCACGAAAAATGGTCCAACAATAAGGTCGTCGAATTTGAGAGTCGCATTCGCGCAAATGAAGAACGCAACAATGAAATTCTACGGCGCCTTGATCGAATCGAGGGCAAGCTCGACCGGCTTGATTTCCCAAAAGTAAGGTGAACAGCGGCTGTAAGTGGTGCACCAGCCCCTGCTGGTGCGAGGGGAGTGATCGACTATGTGGCTCAAGGTATTGAAGGGAACTGGTGTTGCGGCTGCAGGCGCCGGGCTCACGTACCTCGCACAGGTGCTTGGTGACATGGACTTCGGCGATGCCACCCCGGTTGTCACGGCTGCCCTCGCGGTGCTCGTGAACGTGTTGCGGAAGCTCCTGACAAAGTAGGGCGCGGCTCGCGCACCGTCTGCGGCCACACCCATTGCAGCTGGTGACACCTGGAGCACACCACTACATTGTGGCGCCTATATCGCTTGACCAGCGGCATTCCGTAGACGATCTTCGCACATGTTGCACACGTCACAACGACCACTCCTTTCGCCCGAACACCTGTAGCCCATTCTGCCATGCGAGCCCGGCCGCAACCATCGCCTGAAGCGCATCTACCTGCGCCCGCGGACTTGTCGCATCCAGCTTCTTATAGAACAGCTCCATGTTCCAGCCATCGGGCCCGGCCGCCTGCAACGAATCCGCGATTTCGAGCATGCGCTTCTTCTGTGGCGGGGCCGCGATCTCATCGATGACGCTCTCCAACACCGGGTAAAGCTTTGTATCAAGTAGACTTACGGCCGTGTCGATCGCTGCGATCGTGATCGCGCTCCCCCCAACTGCCAGCGCATATAGAGACGCGAATTTGAGCACCAGCATGCTGTATCGGTTCCAGTACCCAGTGAGGTGAATGGAGTCAAAGCCCCTGCGCCGAGCTTGTGCCCTCAACATGAGGAGGCGCTGTTCCACCTCACTAGGCACCACAATGGTAGCAGGTGCGCGTTCTCGAATGTTGCGCAGGTCTGCTGCGAGCGCTCCGATCTGCGCTTCCGTCGGCGTTGTCTCGGGCCCGTCGCGCTGTTGTGCTTCGTGCGCAATCACGAACCTGTGCATGAGGCCGCCGGTGAATTCGTCGATGGAAACGCTGCGCCGCAGATATGCGATGGTCGAACCGAACCCGAACGCAACTGTGAACCCACGGATCTCGATCCGGCCTTCTCCGCGCAGCAGCTCCACCAGGTCCGTGTGTGACAAGCACCGAATCAACCAACTCGTGATCGTCTCAGTCCCGGTGCGTTCTTTCACGATGGTCGCGATCTCGTCCTCGATGTGCAGGCCCTCAAGTATATCCGCGTGCGCGTGGCGCTGCCGGCGCTGCCATTCGGCTCGCGCGCCTGCAACCGTGAACCCACCTGTCCCGATGTAAAACGCCTCGTCGCCGGCCATCGCCGCTTGCGCGACCCGCACCGCTTTCAATAGCGCAAGTGACTTCCCGGTGCCGCTGGGGCCCAGCAACAAGATGCTCGTTGGGGGCCAGAGTGTGCCGGCTGGGCGCACCAGGGCCGCGCGGCGTCCAATGACAGACGACATCGTGAGCATCCCCGCAAGAATATGGTAGCTCCAGGGCGCGCAATCGTTGCCCATGATCTCGCAGTACTTGCCGAGCCAGCCTGGCGCGTAGGGTGTAGGGTCGTTAACGCTGCAGCTCGGTATCACACTCGTCCCCTCGATGAGCGTAGCCCGCCTAGCGGCGTTTGGAGGGATTTGAAATGCCACTTGCGTGTGTGGTCGCTACCGCCGAGCAGTGGCTCTCGGCGCGCGAGGGTGACGCGGGCTACGCTCATTGTGTGTCTCTCCAGTTCGTACCTTGCGTGATCTTCGCCGGCACCATAAATCCCGGCGCGATCGCGGGCCATGGCTGTTCCATGATAGCGCGTAGGCGCGCCGCGACTTCTTGTGCCCTATCGGGTGTTGATTCTATCACGATTTCGTCGTGGCAGAACAGCGTCGGGGGGCGTCCCGTGGCCCAGTGCGCGAGTTCGTGTACCTGTTGCATGCAGCGCCACAAGATGTCAGCGGCGTTCGAGCTTGGATGAAACGCCCAAATTTCGGGCGCAGCGGCCTGTGCATCATAAAAATAGCGGCGCCGGCCGAAGCGATTCTCCGCAAACCCGCACGTTTTCACCTGCGCCACTACGTCCTTGCGCCACCCCATTAGGCCTGCGTACTCACGCTTGAATGCGCGCATCATCGACGCAACGTCTTCGTAGTCCACATCAAAGCCCTTGCCGAGCATCGTCTCGTGGATCTTCTTGGGGCCGGCGCCGTAGGTCGTATTTCCAGTAATCGTAATCGTGCCATCTTGCTTGACAAGCCAGAATCCAGTTATAACTTCAGGACACCACACATCGCCGTGTTCTAGCGGTTCCCACTGCACGCGCTGTCCTGTAATGTAACGACTCTTGCACGCTCTGATGTTGAGTGCCTTACCTGCTTTATCGTGATTACTAACTGCTGTTCTAATTCCATGTAATGCAATCGCAAGCTGCATCGCATCGGCCAATTCGCCTTTATTCTGTCCAATTACAAAGGCCGCTGGTTGCTCATGTCCTTCACTAATTCGCACAGCATTAATGAATGCAGCGCGCTCAGTTGGGGTCATATTGAGCACATATTCAACCCAGTTCGTTTGCCATTTATGGTGCAGTTCAGTTCCTACACCATCACCGCCGGCGAATGGTGCAGCAGTTACAATTGCATCTTCGTGGCCAATCTCACGAGAACGCAGCTCTCGATAAATAGGTTCATGATATTTCCAGGAACCGCCGCGCCATGATCTATACCGCATCGTCCACCAACGATGGTCAGCAGTACAACGATTACTCCATGATTTATGTCCAAGTCGCCCAAGTAACGCATTGGTATAGTGCACGATTCCGTTTAAGCGTTGCCACCCCAATGTATCGGTCACGGGGTCATACCCCATGATCTCGTCACCAACGCGAAGCTCGTTGTGCCGTTTCCACCCTGTTCGTGTAAGTGCTTTAGAATCAAGTGGCTGACAGCCGTAGTAGAAATTCTTCGCACGTGTGCGATCACACTTGAACAGCCCCGCATTCACCGCATGAATATCGCCCGAGATCGCCGACAGGAGCGCAGCATCTGTGCTGAGCGTCCCTGCGATCCACGCCTCAATCTGCGACCAGTCACCGACTACAAATACGTTCCCGGTCGCGTGCGGAATGAACATCGCTCGTAGGTGCTTGGGCACATTCTGGATGTTAGGATTCTGCGCGGACAGGCGCCCGGTCGCAGTCCCGTAGTTCGCGTCATCCTTCTGCACCGGAAAGTAGCTTGGGTGCACCGTGTCCGCGGCGCTCGTGAAATACGTGCTCAGCAGCTTCGAGTGCTCCCGCACTGCCAGCAGCGTCCGAATCACTTCTCGGGCGCGCTCGTCCGCGTGGCGCAACAGCTTGACCAGCGCGGTCTTCTCGGTCGTGATCTTGCCTTCCTTGTACTGTGCGGGCAGGCCCATCTCGTCGTAGAGGAGCTTCTTGAGCTGTGTTGGGGACGCAGCATTAGTAGTGGGGGCCAAGTGTGACCACGCGGCACGGGCCTCTTCGAGCTTCAGTTGCAAGCCTGCAGCCAGTTTCGTCCGCACCTCCCGATCCACTCGTACCCCCACCTCGGTCATGTCGATCAGTATCGGTAGACATCGCATTTCCATCTCAAAAATGTCCAGTTGCCCAAGCTCCCGCAGCGCAGTTCGTTGTGGTTCGACCAGCGCAAGTGTATAGAGTGCATCCATTCGAGGGCGCTCAGGATTCGTAGTTGGTAGCGACTTGAACCTGGGGCAGTCGAGATAGAGGCTGCTCATGGTGTCGAGATTCTTTGCGAGATCCGGCTGCACCTTCTGCCCGGCCCACATCGTGTCCCACACAGGCACATCGGCTGCGAACCCTGGTAGCTCGCGCCGAATATGAATGAGGTCAAACGACAAGTTATGCCCGACCAACAACTCTGCGCCCGTAAGCTCACTTAGCACCTGCGGGGGCGGGGGCCATGGGTAGCTGCACGATGCTATCCCCGTGGTGGTTGGCCCCGCGACCCCCACAAGCGTTATCGCGGAGGTTGCGTCGATGCCGTCGGTTTCGATGTCTACGCAGCGTGCGCCGGTGACCCACGCACTCTGGTCGTCAGTCGGTACACGGTGCAGGTCACCGCACAGGGCTCGCTTGACGCGCTCCACATCAGCCCACAAAAACGGCACCGGCTTGAGTCCTTGGCGCATGATGTATGCCGGATGCAACGACGGGATCACGACCTCACATCTGGGCGGCAGGCACGGCTGAATGGTGCCGCCCTTCACCTTGATAGGAGTGGTGCATTCGTCGGGGCTGATGAGGTGCCCACGCCAGCGCGTGATCTCGCCCTTGATGCCAGTGAGCCGTAGAAGCGCATCGCCGCCGAGCGCGAGCACGACTCTGGCCCCGCTCGACATCACCTCATTTTCGAATCTGCTCGCACATGCCAGCCACTGCTCGGGGGATAGTTTCTTACCTGCACCAAGCACAGGGAAACAATCCGCCACGTTCATGACGCGTGCTTGATCTGGTGATAGCCCGGCTTCGTAGAACGCCCTCCACAACAGGCGCCCACTCGCACCTACGAACGGGCGCCCCTCGATCAGCTCATCACGGCCCGGCGCCATTCCAACTACTAATATCGGTGCGTTGAGCGGACCCGTAGACGCGCATGCCTGTTGCTCATCCCTTCGTGGGCAGTTACGACAATGCACGGCGCCGCCTTTGATGATAGGCCCGCTGCCATGCTAAATAACACGGCTTACACCGACGACCATAATGATTTCTGCGAATCAGATTCTCTTCATTATATTCGTGTCCTTGTGGGCAGTGCGTTTTGCGTTTATTTCGTGGCCCAACGCCGTCGCCACGCATAACATTAACTGCAAGTGTTACTTCTTCTAAATGATTCGGATTGAAGCAAGATCTGTGACGACAAAGATGATCTAGCGTCATCCCAGCACAAATCTTTCGGCCGTGCCATTTTTCGAACATCAGTCGATGTAGATGTCGAGCAGATTTTTTATTTTCTCCACATAGCCGCCAAGTCACAATCGTGTAGCCAGTAACGTTCGGCTTTTGAATAGGGTATATACACGGCCCTATCATTTTTCATCCCCTTCCTCCACGTCAAACTCGATGAGATTGCACAGATCGTTCATGACCGCTTCAAAGATCGCGTCCGACGCATCCAACAACTGATCCTCGTCGATCACGCGCTCTTCGCGGTGCTTGAAGATGCGCCGGATTCCGTACGCGACGCCGTTCTCAACTGCTTCCTGGACCAGCGGGTAGAGGCGCACTTTCACTTGGTGTTTCATGGTCACCTACCACGATGGATGCGCGGCACTCCTCGCAGATCCACACAACAACATCTTCGTCCCGTGCTTGTCCATGTTTACAAATCGGACACTCTATGAAAATTCGCATTTATAGCCCTTCTCTTCGCAGTGGCAAGGGTCGAGGCCATGCCCGCCATTCGTGATCGCGCGAATCAGCTCTTGTCGCGTCCCGTGCATCAGCACTCGTTCCATGTATGTGCGGTCATACTCGTGCACGCCCCAAAAGATTCCCGTCTGGAGGCCCTCTTCGCGTGCCGAAAATGCGAGTTCAACCATAAACGCGAGGGGTGTTCGGGGCCACGGATGATCCGCGCTGATGATGTCCATCGCCCGGCCGTCTTGGTGCTTACTGCGCTTCGTCCATGAGAGCCCGCGCGAGCGCAGCCATAGCTGCCGGGCGGCCCCCCGCCGCGTTTCCACGACGAGGGGGTTCCAGCCCGCACTCTCTAGTCGCTTGGTCGTACCCTCGAATGGGGCACGTCGGACGAGGGCGCCGAGGAGTCGGTCGTTTCGCGCCCAACGTTCCTGGTTCGTCACCGTACACCTACTTGCCTAGGGTGAGCAGACTCCCGTTCTCATTTCCCCATGCCGCGGTAATCCCAAACAAGAAGGTGAGATTCCGCTGCGAATTATTGCCCGTGAACAGCCCGGTCCCGGCCCCGGCCTTCGTGTTGATGAGATCGTAGGTCGCGCCGACTGCGAGGTTCCCGAAGAAGCCCACAGCTACCCCAGCCTTCGCAGCGAACGCGTCCGTTGCGCTGTCCGCGCCCATCAAAAACGGGATCTCCAGCGACACGACCGGCACGTCCGCGGCATTCACCCAGTTGATCCCGACCTTCCAGCCCGCACCTTCTGTGAGCACATTCGTGTGGTACTCACCTGCATCATCCTGCCCAACCGCGAGGGCTGCGATCATCGGTCCGTGGGTCACGCGGGGCACGAGGCTCTCTGCGAACACGTCCCGCACGAACATAATCGCGACCAGTACAAGAATCACAAACACGACGAACTTCATCGTCTTACTCACAACGATCCTCCTATTCGATCACTGTCGTCTGATTAATCACCCCATGCCGCCACAACCACCGCTGCTGCGTTTCGAGCTGCAGCATCGGCCACCGCTCTCGCGACCGATCCGCAGTCGATAGCACCGCGCCACTCGGCACGAATCGCTCCGCGTCAATCACATCATCCTCTACCATCTGACACCCAAGTTTCACCGTCGCGTTCCCATCGCGGAGCACCAGAAACGTCACGTCCACTATCGGTCCATCTGGCTTTAGTGCGCGCCATCCGCCTTGCGTGAACCACATCACTTTTGCGGCTGCTGAGTCGAGGCCGCAAATTGCTGTCACGCCACCACTTAGCATGGTCCAATCAATATACCCATCCGAGCCCAACACGCGTCGGTCGCCGCCATCGATCACCTGTAGCGTATCGACTCCCGGCTCGTCCTGAGGCAGCACCCGCACCGCGCTCGTCTTCCAGCCCGGTCGCGGCTGAATGTTCACCAGTAGCAGCTCGTTCGCTTCCCACACGAGCGTGAACCCGATCGAGTCGTTGTTCGCAATCGCATATGGGAACCAGTCACTCACGGTCACGGTCACGTTGTCGTACTTTGCGGCGCTGATCGACGCAGGTAGCAGCGTGATGGCAGTTTGGAGACTTTCGGGATTCGAGGCAAAAAAGTCACCCTTACCCTTCGTATCCCCCGTGATGATCGTGCTCGACGAGACCATCGAATAGTTCGCGGTGTCTGTTGCGATCGCCGCATGATAATCATCTTCGATCTCCCAAATGATCCCGGCCGGCTTGCGGTCGTAGTTCCCATCTGCGACCGTCGCTTCCACGCAATTCGCGATGGTATCGGTCCACGCAAACACTGCGGTTCCAGCCGCGATCGCAGTGAATTCAAGCTTGAAGTCCGCCTTGAAATCCCCGAAGCGGCGTTCGCGTGGCCGATGCGACCACGAGATTCCGCCAATCGCAACATGCGCCGCACTTGGCGCAGTCTCGCACTCGGTTGTTCGCGCGCTCCCGTCCCGCATCTCCGAGATTCGCACCTCGTCGTACGGGTCTTGAATGCGCCCCGTAGGGCGCACCAGGGTTGAGTCGTAGTAGAAGCTCCCGCTGAAGTTCAGCAGCGTTCCGCTTTCCACATCCACTCCCGCACGTACCCAAAAGCTCCCACCGGTTCGCGCGTGCGCTGGTGCATCCACCAGCACTGTTGCTGCTGCTGAGTCCGTTGCGTGCACAGTTTCCCCGTCGTAGACCAACACCGGGTCCATTGGGGCCGGCGCCCTGGCCGCGATCAACCCAAGCGCCAAAATGAGCCACTTTCGCATCTTAACCTCCGTCATTCGCCCCAGGTGTACGTGAGCCCTTTGTGGTACAGAAACACGTAGTTCAGCCACGCATGGCGCGCGGTCTCGTAGACGTATGTCGCGCCCTTGCTGAGCGGCACGTTCCCGTAGTTGAACCGTGTCCAGCTCTGCTTGACCCCGTTTCCGATGTACGTGAACGGCCGGCCGGCGCCAGGCACCAGCTCGTTGTCATACCCGGCAAGCCCGATCTCGAACACGTCCTGGCAGTTTGCCACGAACCTGAACGTGGCGGCGGCGCCGGCTATGCTCACCTTGGCCCCGTTGATCTTGTAGAGCCTGAACCAGGCGAGCTTGCTCGTGATGCTTGGTGGCGATGAGCCCAACCATCCCCTTGAAATTCTGTACGAGAGCGCACCTGCGCCTTGTGGCGAGGCGTCGTAGTCGAAGATGACCTCGAATCCGTCGAATGGTGATCCGGCTCCGGCGGCGGAAGCAACGAGTCTCTGCCAGTTCGCGGGGTCCTCGTCGCACCAGCTTGTGTACTCGACGAACCCTTCGATGCTGCTCACCGAGTCTGCCCAGACGCGCATGGTGACGGTCAGAGTGTCAGACACGCTCGCCGTCGAGTCGTTCGCCGAGAACACGACCGCAAGCGGAGCACAGTACGTTGCCCCCACTTGCGCCCCGGTTCCAGCGCCGCCTTCCTTCGGCGGGTGCCCGTCCCAATTACCAGCGTCGCACCGGCTGGTATTCACGCCAGTAGCTACGATCACTGCGTCGGAAACCGTGTGCCACGCGCTGTTACTTGGCGTAACGTACGTCGTTCCAGCACTATTCGTGATGATAGCAGCGCCGGTATTTGCACTATTGAACACCGAAAACATCGTTGTGCAGGCACCATTCAGTCCGTTCGCTCCGAACTGGTGCCGGGTGAGATCAAAGTCGGCAGTTGTGACTTGCGCTGATCCGGTCGCGAACGGGAAGAACTGCACCCGTCCGATCATCTGCGAATCTGCGCTCGCGCTGGTCTTGTCATAGAGCATCCACAGATCAGCGTCCGCGAGCTTGGTGCCCTGCTTCGGGTCTCGAATCGTGATGTCGTCGAACTCTGCCATGCATCCGCGGGTCGCGGGTGCGCCCGTGAAGTCGTATCGCACTGGCATCACGCGGGTCGAGTCGTAGAACACCTTAATCGCTGCTGCGCGCCACGGGGCCGCGCTCCGCACCCACACGTCAGCCCAGAAGGCCGTCCCAGCTGCAACCGTATCCGGCACCGCAACACGCACATAGTAGTTGTTGTCCGGCGCACCTGCAGCGCTCAGCACGATGAGGCCGCTTGCAGCAGGCATCTGGAACGTCTCGACCGCTGCCTGCAGCGACCCGTCCGGCAGCACCTTCTGGAACATCGGGCTACTGTTCATATCCGGCGGATCGACTAGAACGCTCGTGAGCACCGAGTCGCTGGTCGTCGCCCCGGAGTCCATCGTTCGAACAAACACCTTGCCGTTGTCGTAGTCTCGGCGCCAGATTTTGTACGCTCGCCCGTTGACCGTGCTGCCCTGGTGCAGCACCAGATCCCCAATCGGTTCCCCGAGATAGCACGCGGCGGTCGAGTCTTGAAGCGCGTCCCACATCGGGAGCGATGTCGTGTTGACATAGCATGCGTCCCAGTCCGAGACGCACGGATTCAATACATCGCCAACAGCATCCACGTGACAGGTTAGTCCGCCGTACGTGTTCTGGCGCCCAACTAGCGGGCTGAACTCGGTGCCAGGATCGCCTTCGACGGTCGATGCCGTTGCGTAGGCGAGTGCCCCGAGGCCGTAGAGGCTACGCTGGATTGACACACAGAGCGCGGTTGGGGATTCGGTGCATTTCCGTCCGCCGAGCACGTTGACCATCGAGGCGCTGACAACCAGAGCATTCTTGTTGCTCAGTTTCTCGCGCTTGTACATGAGCATCGGCCAGTCGATGTTGCCGGTGCTGTTGCCGCCGATCTCAAGCGCGCCGTTGTATTCGAGCACGGCGAAGTCGAGCAGGTCCTGCCTAAACAAGGAGTCCTGGTATACCGGGATGCTCGTGCAGCAGGTGTCGGCGAAAAAGAATCTGCTGCCGTCTCCAGCCACGTTCCTAGCCAAAAACTTTTTGGGATCCTCGGCGTTGAGGCTGTCTTTTAGCTCTTTGCAGAACACGTTCCACTTGCCGGGGCCGCGAAGCCAGCGGTTGAACCCGGTTGGCTGTCCAGACGGCGGCGGCTGCGTGATGCCTTGCTGGTAAACAACTGTTGGTCCGGCTTCCTGGAAGTGGCCGCCGCTGAGCACAATACGGTCTTGGGGGTCAACGGCGTTGAACCCCGCGTTGTCCAGAAAAAGGCCGTCTGGGAACACGTCAGTTCCGCCAGGAAGAGGCTCGCGGGCGAGCGACAGGAGAAAATTGCGGTAGGTTGCTCTTGATAGCGGGTTCTTGAACGTCGTGATCCAGCGCGGGGCACTAACACCGACAGTTCCGCCCGCGCAGTTCACGAAATCGTACATAGGAACCTTGGAGCCTGGCAGGTACGTCTTGTCGAAGCAGCCGTAGCTGTTGGCGCAGCTTCCGGCGCACGGGACGTTGCTGCACGTCGCCGGAGCGGCCCAGGGGGCGCAGCGGAAGTACCTGACGGTGGTAGTGTCAGAGAAGTGCAGATACAGGTTCTCTGCCACTGAGTCTGGGAGCCCTTGCGCGGTCACGTATGCCCGCCACTGACCGTCGGCCGTGAACTGCGGCGTCGCCCCTCCGTTCGTGTGACTCGTCGGGCTGAAGTACCGCAGTACCTTCAGGTCGGGGTTGATGAGCTTTGCCGCCCGGGCACCGGCGCTGTAGCTGTACGAAATGTCGAAGCTCGACAGGTGCTGAACAAGCGAGTCGTTCGCGCACTCAAGATAGATTGGCGAGCTGAACCCAGGTGACGCGGCCACTCTATGAGCTGCAGACGCCACCGCCAGAGCGACCAGGACCGCGAGAAACCACTTGAACCGCATTGGAGACCTCCAGTTAACCCTTGGCACAGCGTTGCCGAAACGATTCTAGTCCGTTCTGGCGGTAAATGTCTACCTGTAAAGCCCCTTCACGCGCTGCCACGAGGTCGAGGCGAGTGGCTTCTCGGTCACATTCTCGCACTCCGGCTTACACCCTGCTGGCCCATTCCCTACCGAGCGCAGATACGACTTCGAGTAAACCGCAGAGTATGCAATCCCGCAGGCGTCCGAGATGTCCGCATGCCAGATATACGCTCCAACGCCTCCACCGTAAAATGGCGGCGGGCCCTCCGACGTACAAACCCCCGTAAATGGCACATGGTTGCTCGAATACTGCCCGAGATAGAATGTTGGTTCGGGCGCACTGTTTAACCACGCATGGATTGCGGTATTCATTGGCCCGTCTGCATCGTTCGGGGTCGTCAAGTGATAAACCCACGAGTCATTGTATTGACTCCCGTACGACCGTCCGACGAGCGTAAACAACGCCCCCGGCGTAAACCACTCCGACCCATCGCACTCGTTCGTCCCGCAGTCGAGATAGACGTAGAAATCAGTAAACCACCATTCAGGCCGGTGGTCGGACGCGAGATCAGTCCCCGTATGACACCGAAGCCCGCTCCCATTACACGCAACCCCGCCGTCATACTTCGAGACCGTCATCCAAATCTGCCGGGTCGAAGTACGTACAACCGCATCCCCTGCGGTAGCCTTCCCGCTAACTCCCCACGACGTTGCAGCGCTTGCAGCGAGCATCAGAATTGCAAACAGAAACTTCATGTCGATTCCTCCTTATTTCTCCTGATCCACGACAATCCCGCCCATGATATGCACACGCTTGCCGAAGGCATTGAGAAACGCCGCATCCGTTGGCCCATAGTCCACCGTGCTCTTCGTCTCCCATTCTGCAATGACATCACCGTCGTAATCATAGACGATGATCGTTCGGTACAGCCCATGAATCTCGCTGTCGCAGCCCTTGAACGCCTGATCGCATCGAGCGCAGCTCATCAGGAGCGGCAGGCAACCAGCAAGAATCCACTTAGACCTGTTTCTGATCTTCATGTTTTTCACTCCAATCCATCGCTTCTCTCAACACACGGGCACACTTGATGTCGCTGGCACGCTTGGCCGCCAGCTCGGCGGCAGATTCCTGGAAATGCCGTTCTCTCGGTCATCGCCTGTCTAATGCTTTAAAGATAGAAACACTAACACCAATCTTAGGTAGATCTATCACGATTTCATCCGGGCCAGGCTCAACTCCTCCGGTGCTCCATTCCAGCATGTCCTTCTTACGCAGTTTGTGGTTCTTCACGATCTCTCGTAGTTCCAAGAGAATCGCTGCTTCTAGCGTTGCCAGGCTCATTTCCCCTCCAGTTCAAAAAGGAGCAGCGGTCGGATTCGTGGTCGGGTGTACGAGCAACCACAGGGACCGCGCGGCTTCCGACTACCCGTCTCCGCTGCTCCCCTTCACCGTAAATCCAGTGAGTATACCGCCAGGCCTACCATTAAGCGGTCGTATCGGCGCTCGAAGCTCTGTCCCATCAGCGTTGGTGGTCGGTTCATCCAACAACACACCAGACTTCGGGCTGATGAACACGAACCGCTCACCACAAGCCGCGCACTGTATACGCACCGTTGCCGAGAAGGCGTAAACGTCAGTGATGCGGTCAACATCGACCTCGGCCTGGAAGTCTGGATGTGAACAGTCGAGCCTCATTCGCCGCTCCTCACCTTCTTCAGAAACGCCTCGACCCTGCGCTCGAAGTCGTGCGTGCCGCAAGTGCACGGCTTCCACGGTTCAGCTCCGGTTGGCCTACGGTCGTTGATCGCGCACTTGTATTCGTGTGGCAGGTCGTACTGATCCATCTCCCGCAACAGCGCGACGGCCTCTTTTTTCGCGCTCATTTCGCCCTCACCTTCGCGAACCAAGCGTGCACCTTATCCCAGTAGTCCTTATAGACCGACCCGTGGCGCGGATCGCGTAGCAACTCCTCCGCCTCTTCGAGCAGGAGAATTGCGTCGTGGAGTCGGTCGCGAATGAAATCTCCACGAGATAATACAGGCGTCGGTTCAGTCCAGTATCGTTCGCACTCGTCCATCAACGTCCCTGCCCGCCCCCGATGCACCTTCCCGCAGATCGCGCAGTTCATGTTCCAGCTCCGTAGATTCTCAACGGACACCAGCGGTAGTTGTGCGCCATCGACCCACACCGCTTACAGCGAGGCCTTTTTGCCCTCATGGGTATTCCACCCATCCATCGATTCTCTCACAGGGACCGTCGCACTCGGCTTCCGACTACCCGGTCATTCGCCGCTCCCCACCTTCTTCAACAACTCCTCGACCCTGCGCACGTAGTCAACCTTGCCGCAGTCGCAGTAGGCCTCTCGGAATTTGTGAAGTCCAGGAATAGACTTGCACCAGACTGGCCCCATTCCCTCGTACTTCTGCATTTCCCGCAGCAGCGCGATAGCCCCGTCGGCCAAATCACAGGCGTTCTCGAACTCGGCGGCCATGTTCTCACCGGCGCCGAATACGTCGTTGAATCTAGCGCGCAGCTCGTCGATTTTCGAACTCATTCCACCCTCGCCTTCGCCAGCCACGCCAGCGCGCTCCTTTGATCGTCGCTCAGATCGTAGTATTTCGACGCCGGTCCTAGAACTAAGCGGCAATTCAGTGCCTCGATGATCTCCTCCGCCTCTTCGAGCAGGAGCACCACGCCATGAGCGATCATCATCTGACGCGACGGCGGACCAAGCCAGATGTATTGCTTATTGTCGGCGAGTTCATTCCACAACTGCCCCCGATGCACCTTCCCGCAGATCGCGCAGTTCATGGCTTCTCCCCATCCAGGAAGGCGTCAATGTCGTCCAAAATCTCTACCTCCGTGTCAACCCTCTCGCCGGTGCCAGTATCAACAAAGTCACCTTCTGCATTCCACCTTTGCAATCTTCGCAACAGCGTGATTGCCTCGTTGGCGAGTTCTAATGTCTCCTCAATCGGAGGCTCCCAGTAATTACTTGCGATGCCTGTCAGCGTCGCCAACCACTCTTCGGCCGTGCCGGTGCGCTCGCCAAAGTCAAGGAAATCGGTCACTTCCCACCCTCCATCGCGTCTACGATCACCCGGGCTGCCCGCACTGCACTACAACCAGCGCATACACAATCGTCTGTCCTAGTGCGTAGAAGATGTCGATTGTTATCAACTGTCTGCTTTGCAACGGCCCTCACGAACTGCTCCATCGCAAAGCCCAGATCAGACTCACGCTCTTCGCAGTAAGAAATTCGGCAATCGGCGTGCTGCCCGGAGTGGGTCTTCGCCCACTCCCTCACCTCATCCGCGTCTAGCCAATTCACCACCCACCCCCGAGCGGCTCGTGTCCTGGGCTGTGTTGCGGGCTCACTTCAGTCTCCTCCCACACCAAGAGCACACTTTATACGGCGGCGTCGCGCCCATCATCCAGACCGGCACATGCTTGCGCCTGATCCAGCAAATCCACAGCTTCCCGACGAAAGAGGCGTCAGGATTAAGAACGCCGCTCACCTTTTTCCCTCACTCTCTCACGAATTTCCTGGCGTCTCAGCGTTGTGAGGCGCACCCCCTCGCACCTCGTGTGCCCGCAAAAACAACGTCTCAATCTTTCTCATATAGCTCCTGTCTCGCGCGCTCTTCCCGCGCGTTGCGCTCGTCACGATACAGGGGCCACTCACCATCGAGGCACAACACGCCCATCATCGCGTAGTTGCAGCAGTCCATGAACGTGTCCCGCGCAGTCTCGTCCTTGGGCGGCACGTACCCCTCGAAGTAGATTTGTCGGAGGCGTTCGATTTTGTCGGTCATGCGGACCACGATCCCTAAGTCCTTGAAACGACTGATGTTGTGGGGGCCGTAGGAAGCCTGCTTTCGTGCCCACAGCTCGAAGGCCCGCGCAAATCCGCGCACCATCGCTTCGTCCAGCTCGCTGTCCCCGCCGGACGGGCAGTCCAATAGCAACCACCCGTCCGGGACGCGCTTCACCTTCATTTGGGTGCCCTAAAATACCCGATGTTCTGCCGCGGGATCATGTCCTTGTCGGGTGCGAGCTTGACCTGCGCACTCACGCGCATGTTGCGCATCTGCGGCACGGGCAGCTGGTCGAGACTCGTGATCGCACCCTCGTGCCCGATCGCGGTCATGAGGCCGATCAGCTCACGGTAGTTGATACTCACCCGCGTCTGCGCGCCCTTATCACCCTTCTCGGCTGCCCGCCACGGAAAGAACAACGATGACATCGCGGTTCGACCCTGGTTCTTCGACACAACATCGCTCGGGACCGTGAGGGTCAGTTGCACAAACTCCTGATCCCCGTCTACCTTCACTGCGACATCGCGAATCACGAACGTCTCGCGCCAGACGTGCTTCGGGAAGTCGGGGTCGTCGCTCTCGGTCACCTTGTGACCCTGAACGCCATCAGCCGGCGGTGACAGAAACTGTCCTGCGCGCAGATCCTTCGCGAGATCAGGACTAATCTTGTAGAATGCCACTTCTATCTCCTCACTTGTTAATGCTGAATCCGGGCTCGTTCCAATGCGCAACTACGAACTTCTCACGTGACTTTGTGTGCTCCACCTCCAAAAATGGGTCCTTGTCTTCGACAACGTGTAGGATGTTGAATCGTACCTCGGCTTTGAATTCGCTCACGAGGGCGGCGCTCAGACGCAGCACCTCAATCGGAATCGCGGCATCGTAGACCGATTCGCTTCGCCAAGTGTCCTTGTCCGTGGCTCGCATCGGGCTGCGCTCGACGGTCGCGCGAACCCACTTGTTCTCCTTCGCCATGTTCATCACGTATCGGTCGATCGCGTCCTGCGGATACACCACGACCTCATTGCGTTGCAACCAGCGCGCGAGTGGGTGCGCAGCCGGGTCCCACTTCGACCCATATCCTACGGCCTTGCACAGCTGGTCGTACTCAGCTCCACCTTCGACCTCCACCGGCAAGTGCGACTCGATCATATCGCACACCCCGAGGCCGATTTGCTCAAGCAGTTTCATTCACGTTCCCTTCGTTTAGGAGGCGCCAAAAATGCGTGGGGTCGTTTTGGAGCGCGACCTGCGGCGGTAGCTCGCGGGTCCCGCGCACGCCGGCTACCCAAATCCCACGCTGCATCGTGTTCACGATCACTTCACTCTTCTCAGTCGTCGCCATACGGCGCTGCATGTGCAGCACCGTATCGTACTTCGCAGGAATCCACCGAATCGACTTCTTGCCCACAGTTGCGGGCCCACCTACGAGGCCCTCGATGGAGCCACTTTCAGGTTCCACGAAGTCCTCGTGGAAGATCACGATCAAGTGCAGGGGCTGGCCCCACAGGTGCTCTTGTAAAAACGCGACCGTGTTCTGTGTAGCACCATAGTCGCCTTCCATCGGTGAGGTGTGCCACGAGCCAAGCTGTCGCGTGCCGACCTGCACCGCGTGTTTGTCGCTGAACACACCAGTGTCGCTGTAGAAGCGCAAGATGCGCTTGCTGGTCTCGGTCATCGTGTCCCAGATGAGCGTCTTCACACCCGCTTGTTTATAGCTCGTGCGGGCTATTGCGACCGCCTCTTCGAGCCAGTTGGGGCTCCCGTCAGGTACGACCATGATGAACCGGTCACGATTTGCGTCGAGCACGGGCTTGATTGCGCTGGCAGCGGCGTCGGCAGCGCTCATGTCTGTGCTCTTCGGCATATCGGCGGTCACGAGAATCGCGCGCTCGCCCCAATAGGGTCCCCACGGGAGGCTCGTTGCGAGGCGCGTCTTGCCGACCTTCGGGCCGCCGTAGAGACAGATGCGTTCGAGGGCGGCGCCGGGCGTTTCGACTATTTGCATGTGGGCCTTTCATAGAAAAGGAATGTCTGATTCGCTGTAGTTAATGTGCTGGTGCTTGTTAAGCGCGCAAAAAAGGGCGCACCAGCACGCGAATTCCTTCCGCCTCCCGTAGCTTCGCCGTAACGACCGCGACGATGCGAACTTCTTCGCTGTTTGCGGCGGCCACACAGTGTGGTCCCGCTACAATGTCGAGTTCCTCGTCGCGCTCACGCACGATCACGTACTCGTAGATTTCCTGCTTCAACTCGTGCTCCCTTCGTATCGTTCCAGTGGATTCGCATCTTCGAACAGCGCACTTTCGATCGGTATCCCGCGCCAGCAGGGCCCGTAGTAGGCGCACAGCGAATTCCCGAACTTACCAGTGCACGACTTTCGCGCACGACGCTTTGAGTCGAGGACTTCGCAAAGCTCAATCGCATCCCGCCTCGCTCGCTCGATGTCGGCTTCGTCAACCGGAATGAACTCAATGTGAAGGGCTTGCGCTGCGTCCTCGTTCGTGCGTCGTTCAGCCAGCTTGCGCACGATATTAGCAAGTGTGCCGCCGTACGGCAACCCCGGCCACGACGCGCGCACGAGCAGCGGGTATAGGCACTCGTGCAGCTCGCGTGCCAACCCAGCGCAAAAAACATCCACCGGCGAATAACCGCTTAAGCTCTTGTGACTACAGTGCCAGAGCGCCCCGTCCCACACGACAACCGCATCTGGGATCCCACGAAACACCACGCGGCGTCCACTTTTTAGCTTACCGATGTCCACTGATAAGGACTTCTCAGCCACCAGCACGCTTTCCCACGGGTGCTCGCGGCCGTACTTGGCCCACCATGCGTGGACTGCGGCGAGCAGGGCGCGACCCTTCGCGATCGGAATTGGCGGGGTTAGTTGCGCAGAGGGTGGATGGCCCTGGATCATGCTCTCCATCTGCAGGTGGAGCCATTTGCCGAGGACTGCCCACTCGGGTTCGGGGCCCGACAACCTGCGCTTGGTGCGCCATCGCCACTCGTGATATTGCGGACACCATTCGTGGTCGTCGAGTTCACTCGCTGTTACTACTAGAGGTTCCATTATCCACCGCTTTCGTGTGCATTCGATTTTTGTACCTTGCGCGATTCCACTGTCTCCACACACGCTTCTCGGGCGCATCCGGCGTGATCTCGCCGCTCCTGATCCCCTCGTCTACCACCACCTTGAGGCGTTCGACGGTTGCGTCCTTGAGCGCTCCCCAGATCACCTCGGGTGCGCTGAGGCCGCTCTCAGCCGTGAGCCTGTTCACGAGGTCCATCCACTGACGCCGGGGCCGCGTGCGTTGGTGCCGGTTCGGCATCCAGCCGAGCCTGTGCCAAACTTCGGTGACTGTCTTCGGGCTCACGTTGAGCGCCTGCGCGATCTTGTACATGCTGATCCCGCGCTGGTACGCGGCCCATGCTTCGCGGCCCTCAGCCTCGGTCAGGTACGGGCGCCCCCGGCCAGATCTCATTCGCTGTCCCCGATCGGGAACTTCCTTGACAGCTGCGCATGTGTGATCAGTTTTTCTACGTAGTTCACGTACAACAGCAACGAAGCATCATCATCGTGTAAGAGGCCTTTTGGCACGAGATACTGGTAGATTGCTGCAATCAACAGCTCGTATTTACGCACCGCTGTCTTTCGACAAAAGTCGTTGAGCTGCTCCATCAGATCCGCCGGAATTGCGGCCGTGTAGTTCACCGGATACTTTGCGCGCGTTTCGATCGCGTTCAGCATTCCCTTCGATTTTGGACGGGGCAAAATTGACCTCCGCGTGATGAGTCGGTAGAGCCGGTCGGACATTTCGGCTGGTTTGATGTCTCGGGCCTCGTACGCTGCCTGCTCTTCGAGCGTTCGTCGCATGTGCTCTCCTTTGAGGAATAGTTTTGAGGCGGCATAGGTGGTGTCCGTGAGGAGAGAAGAAGAAGAGAGAGTCTATAGAAGCGCCACTCGCACCTCTCAGATCCTCAATATATGCTCTTGTCACCGCACCACCTATGCCTAAAGCAAACTACTCCACAACAGCCTGGATGTCAAGCGCTTGTCAGCGCGCGATCGTGTAGACGATAATCGCGAGGGCGATCGGCGCTGCGACGCCCAGAAGGAGCCGCTTCATGAACACCTCCAATCTGTCACGTAAGGAACTCGACCGCATCGGGAAGCTCCACCTTGAGGGCCTTAGCGTGCCCAAGATCGGCAAGGCCGTTGAACGCGACCCCCGAACGATTCGAGTGGCCCTAAAGCGCCTCGGATACAAGACGCGGATGGGCCCGAGTACTGGTAAGAGGGGCAGGATACCGATGCCCCCACGCATTCCTGAGCCCGTGGCTGCGATTTCAGCGCCGGAGGCCACAGATCCGCAGGTCGAGCGCGCTACGGCCGCTAGGGGCCGTTTGTGGGACGTGCTGATGGATGGTGCGAGCCCCGGCCAAGCCGTCGTCCAGGCATTCAACGCGCTCGCTGAGTCCGAAGGGTGGGCCGCGGCGCCACCCAAGCCCCTACCTGAGCCGGTTGATGAGACCGAGGTACTTGCACGCTTCTGTGGCCTGTTCGACTCATATCCTGTGTCGATGCAAAGGGCTATTTTGGAGCGCCTGGCTGCGTTTCGAGCCGCTTCACCGCAACAGTAGTGGGCGGATTCACGGTCGGCACGAACTGGTCGATAGCGTATTTGATCGCTTCTTCTTGGCTGGTCGCGGTCACGATTAGTTACACCTGGACTGCGTAGACGTGTGTGGGTTTGTTCATCGGGTCACCTCCTCGATGTTAGGGCGCACGGTCCCTTCGGCTAGTTCACGTCTCTTTCTCTACGCACTTCTGCGAGGCACTGTTTGAACGCATGCATCATCTGGTCAAGCTCGCCTGGCTCGATCGGCGACAGGGAAATACATTTCCTTCACTGTCCCGCCCCTTCCGCGAGTTCGAGCAACGCCGCGATTAGCGGTAGGAGGAGGAGAGATAGGAGGAGGACTAGCATGGCGTCCTTCGTGCCTCAAACTCAGCCCGTTCTTGGCACAGCACTTGATAGTGTGTGTCGCAAACCCAAAACCAATCACCAAAACGGAATCGTAAGCTAGACTCCGGATAACCGCAGTCATAGTGGATTGCGCCGTGTCCATGATACTTATTATCATATGGACAGACTTGCGGCTTCGCTTGGTTTTCGCAATCCAAAACCGCGCAGGCGTCGGTGCGCGCGGTTACACCAAACCCGCCGCCAGCTCCTTTGCTCCGCGTGTTTATAGTCATTGTCCCGTTCCTTCCTGAGAATGACTAGGAACTTCCGAGTCAGCCCGGATGTCTTCATTTACCATACTAGCTCCCTACGCAGAACGGACACTTGGTCGTGCGGTGCCACCAGCGGCGCGGGCGGCCCACTTGAATGATGCCGAATAGGTCGCGCAGGACAGTGCCGCTATTTTGGCACAGTTGGCACGTCTTGTTGCTTTCGCAGCGTTCGCAGAGGACGCTCCACCACTCGGCGGGGCGCTCGCAGCGTTCGCATTTTTCGCTGAGCGGGCGTGGGTCGTCAATTATGCGGTCCAATCCCTCTCCTCGGGCCATAATCTGTTGAACTCTGCTACTGCTACGTTGTAATCGTCCACGCTCCATGCTGTACGACCACCATGTCGCATGACCCGATTCGCTGCATCTAGTGCAGCAGCCCACGCGATCTCACGTGTGAGTCGCGGCGTTGTGGGATGCTTTTAGTGGATTAGCACCCATGGCTGCACCCACTTAACCAACCATGGGACTTCCAGTGCTCAAGTGCTTTAAGCATCTGTTCAGGTTGCCTCGGGTTCCGTAATGCACGACAATCCGTGTCGCAACTTACAAACGGGCATGGCTCTTCGTGTGCTCCCGGTTTGTATTGTTGCTCTGGGTCACACAGGCAACCAACGGGCGTCCAGCTTTTCATGCTCCCTTCGCTTTGATACGACACCACAAAATCGCCTGCCAGGTCGCGGGCGGGATCTCGCGGCGTTCGGCCTCGCGTCGCACGCGTTGTGCGAGCTTCTTGTACTGCTTCAGTGTTGGCTTCTCGCTGTGGCGGTAGTGCCTGCACATCCAGGTGTCGATCACGACCGCGTTGTCGTTGCCCATCAGCGCACGGTAGAAGGCGCGTATTTTGGGCCCTCGGAGCACATCCAGGGGCGCTTCCCCTGCGAGGATGCGTAGGGCGCGGTCACGTATGATGCGCATCCCTGGCACGCCTTCGCCGCGGAGGGCGCGTTCGGCTTTGCGCACGTTGCGGCGCCACTCTTCGCGTTGGCTGCACACTGCGATCACGCCGGCAACCATCGTAGGTGGACGGGCGTAGATGTCCGCCAGCCCCGCTACGATCGCGCGGGCGTCGCTGTACCAGCGCCAACCAGCGCAGTCTGCGCTGTTCATGCGAGGACTTCCACAAAGGTATCGGTCACCTTGCGGGTCCTTTCGAGCTGCATCAATGGGCTCCAGGTCTTCGCGACCTGCGTCACCGCGTTGTACAGCCGCCACGCGTTTCGTGGCTCTTCGTTCCAAGCTTCGACCGTCGGGGCGTCGAATTCGCGCAGCACAGGCAAGATCTCAGTCGCGTTGATTGCGCCACGTCGGGCACACTCAACCACTAAGTGATCCCGGCCCGCTGCGCCTAGTGAGCAGCCTCTCCAGGCGTCGCGGTGGCTGAGAAACTGGGCGTGGTTTTCGAGCACGCTGCGCAGCCCACCAAACAGGAACGCATAGAGATCGTCCCATGCGCCCGGCGTGTGCTTGCGCGTCTTCATCCACTGGCCGCTGAGTGCCATGTTGTCGCACACGAACACGTTTGTTCCGGCCGCGATGCCCACGCTGAGAGATGCATCGTAGCTATTCCGCACTCCCACCATCAGTCCAACTTCGCGGTCATTGTGGCCGTTGGAGAATTGCAGCAGGCCAAACATTTGCGCGCCCTCACGTGCCAGTGCGAGGCGTTCGCCGGTCGGTTCCAGGTTCCACGTCCGACCTGCTCGCACGATTGTGTCGATTAGGTCGAGATGGCGAACTGGACCATAGCTAGCGGTTGCCTGCGGCACCGTGACTGCTTCGATCTGATCGCGCGAAGCCTGCCAGCCGCCGGCGTGTAGTACCATGCCTTGCATTGGGGTCTCCTTTGATTGACAGCGCCTATTCGGCGCTGGGGGGTGCGAAATTGCACCCGCTGGTGGCAGGTTGATAGGCTCAGCCTGCCAAAGCCGCTCACTTATGATTCACGAGCTTCGTTGCGGCCGCTATCACATCTTTTGTGTCTGCATCTGCGACGGTTGCGATGATTTCCTCGCACAGCTTGTCAAGGTGCTTCCCCAAGTCCACAACCCTAGCGTCGGTTGTTTGACCACATGCGAGCATGGTCACGTGTAGCAGCGCACACAGCGTGTCCATGTCCAGCTGCACGATCATCGACTTGGGTGCCCGCACAGTCTCGCCGAGCCTATTCTGATACTCAGTAAGGTGTGCGGTGTCTGCGTAGCGCAGTTTGCACTGCATCGCTTCTCCCTTGTTGATTCGCAGCCTGCGCGGCTGCGTGCGCGGAGCCTATCCCGCGCGTTGGCTAGGGCGCAGCCCGGCCCATGGTTGCGAGCGCTTGTGCGAGCGCCCCCGCGTGCTTGCGCTTTGCGTCCTGCATGCGACGGGTGCGCTTGAAGCCGCGCGCGTCAATGTAGAACTGAACGCGGCTTGTCCACTTGCGTACGATGCGTGCGCGTGGGCGTTGCGGCATTGTGAAATGCACGTGATACCCGATGGCTTCACGACGCGTCACAATGTGCTCTGCATCGTCCCACATAATCCAGCGACGCTCGGCTGGCCCGTAGATTCGCAAGTTGTGACACACTTGCGCAGTCGCGCTTGCGTGCTCACGCTCGGTGCCTACGTGCTGCTGCGCCTTGCCACGCGCGATCGCGCGTTTCATGGTGCGCCTGCTGCGTCGTCGCATCGCACGCCACGTCAACTTGCGTTGCATGGCGTTTCCTCGTTTCGCCCGTGCCTGTTCGGCGCGGATGATTGGGGAATAGCTGGAATCGAGCCAAGGTTAGGCTTTTTGTAATCGTGTGTGAATTCGCAATTTAACTAGTGTGTCAAGGAAACTTGACATCTGTAAGTGTAGTAAAATCAATACGTTAGCGTCCTTTTAAGAGGACACTAAACACTTGAGTAGTAAGTGTACCCACAGGAGCACATAGCCTGTGCGGGCTGTCCACTTTTTAGGACGCTCGGGGCAGCGGGAGGCGCAGGTAGGAGCGGCTCCGACGTAGGATGCGCTGGTAGGTGCGATGGCGTCGCAACTACCCCCTGGGAGCCCCCCTTCGAGATTGCGAATGGAGCCTCCCCCCTACCTCGCGCTCTATCCGAAAAAAATTCATTCGTGTACACTCCCAGGTGGAGGTGCCTATGCAACGCAAACGCCCTCAAGTGCGCAACGCAGCCGGCAAAATGGTAGTTGCGCCACCCCGCGCACCAATGACCGACCGCAAATCGCGCCTCGTACAGTATCGTGACGAGCACGGCAAGCTCGTGACGGTCGATCTCGCGCTCTGGCGCCCACGAAAGAAGGCACCTTGAGGTGGAGCTGTCGTAAGCTGCTGGGCGCCTGCGAGGTGCTCATGCAACGCGACGATTGTGCCCTCAAGCTGCGCAAGCTGAATGACGCAACTGCACAAAACACATTCACTTGGCGCGATGGGGCCGCGAGCAAAATTACGCTCGTGGTGGATCCCGCGCAATCGAGCTTGGTAGAGGGCTTCCTACACGAGGCCCTTCATGTCGTGCTGGCTGAGGAGATTGGGGAGCACTTCAACGAGGTGGCCGAGGAGTGTGTGATACGCGCCCTCGAAGAGCACCTGTGGCGCAAGACGATGCGTCGGGAGGATACCGAACGGTGGCGTCAAATCATAAACGCGCGGCTGTAATGGCGTGGGTTGCGGGGGTCGTGGACGGCGAGGGGTGCCTCGACTACACCTGCGCAGCCCGCACGGTCAGGCTACGAGTGAAAATGACGCACCTGACTACGATCAAAAAACTGAAGCAAGTGACGGGTGTCGGGAACGTGCGTACCTACCAAACCGGAAATGACCGCCGAGTGTGGGAATGGTGTGTTGTGGGTCGTGAGGAGCTACAGCGGCTGCTGTGCGCGCTTTTGCCCTATAGCGTGACGAAGCTGCGCGAGATCGAAGCGGTGCTCGCGTTCTTTGTAACTAGCCCGCTGCACCCAGGAGTGCCATACTCACCTCGGGAGCTGCGCGCTCGTGACCGGCTCTACAAGCGCCTGAGGCGCCTGAAACATGAGGGATGGCGTGACGAGAAGTGAGCTAGAACGTGGGCTGTGGGCCGAAGCGTGCAGGCGCAAGTTCTGGACCTTCGCGCGATATGGGTTCGGCATCTCGAACTGGATGAACGCGAACCCGCACCAACCGTGGCTCACCGAGCGCATGCACCGTCCGCTGTGCGACTGGTTCGAGTGGCACGTGCGTGACTGGCTCGCAACGCGTCACAAGGCGAGCCGCCGACGCAAGCTGGCCGTGATCTGGCCCCGGCACTTCGGGAAAACTACCCTCATCACGAAAGCCGGGCAGCTATGGTGCCATCTACAGAATGCCGACCTCGCGACCGTGACGGACAGCGTGACCCAGACGAAATCGTACGAGTTCATGAACTCAATTCGAGACACGATCGAAGGCGCGAACCCATACGCGTGGTTTCCGCAGCTCTACGGGAGCTGGGTCGGGCAACGAAACTGGAAGTTGGGCAGCCTCACCCACAACCAGCGCATCGCGAATGCGCGAAGCGAAGCGAGCTTCGAGGCGAGCAGCGTCGAGGTGGGGCTCACTGGTAAGCACCCCGATGCGGTGTTCATTGACGATCCAGTGACCATCGAGAAGCTGCGCGAGGGCGAAGCGTGGCTCAAGCTCGTGGACGACCACGTGAATGCGCTGATCCCGGTGGTGCCGAAAAATGGCCTCATCGTGGCCTGCGCGACCCGCTATCGCGATTACGACTGGATCGGCCGGTTCATCAAGGAAGAGGGTGTGCGCAGCTTGGATGGCATGCAACTGCGCGACCCCGATTTCAAGCTGAGTCGTGATGGGCAGTGGGACCTCTATCTCATGCGGGCCCGAACTGACCTTGGAGACCCGGTGCTGCCTGAGGTGTGGGACGAACAAGCGCTCCGCGACTACGAAAATAAGGATCCCATGGGGTTTGCTGGGCAGATGATGAACGAGCCGGGCGAAGGCGCACATATGCCGATCTCGTGGGCCCAGGTCGAGGGGATGCTCATCGAAGATCGTGAGCTTCCGCGCACCATGCGCTACAGCCTGCACTGCGACGCGGCGTTCAAGAGCGCGGACAAGATCGCAAGCGGCGATTACAGCGTGATTCAGGTGTGGGGCCACGAGCCGCAAACGGGCCAAGTCTACTTTTTAGGTGCCAAGCGGTCGAATGTGTGGAAGGCCGAAGAGTTTCTGGATGCGTTCGTTGCGACCCTTCAAGGGCTGGTCGCGCAGCGGAAGCGCGTGTTTGTCGTGACCTACGACGAGGAGACGGGTGGGCTCCGCGGCACGATGCAGATGGCGCTCATGAACGCGTGTCACGCGATCGGGCTGCCGCTCCCGCCGTGCAAGCCGATGAGGCGCAATGTGCGCAAGGATACGCGAATTCGGGACGCCGCGATGTACTGGGCAGATGGCCGCGTGAAAATCCTGCGTACCGCGCCCGAATGGCGGCAGCTCGCAAGTGAGATGGTGCGACTGGGCGTTGCGAGGACACGCGATATGGCGGACGCCGCAGCCGATGTGTTCGCAGAGGGCGTCTACAAGCCCGAGACGACCGGCTCCAGCATCGGTAACTACCGGCCCGTGCGGCCATGGGACGAGGAACTCGGAACCCCCACAGGACGTTGGTCGGCGGATTTCGTGCGACGGGTGGCGGATAGTGCGCAGGTGCAACGAGAGGAAAAGCTGGAATGGCCGATTCATTAACGGTTGTGTGGGACAGTGAAGCAGCGGACACAAAACGAGACGATGAGAGCTGGGACGAATATCGCGAGCACGCTGGGATCAGCCTCGCAGGCATCTACGTGGTTGAGCGTGGCGAATATGAATTCTACGACGAACAAAGTCTGGAAGAGCTGGCTGCCCGGCTCGAAGGTGCGGGGCTGGTTGTTTCGTACAACGGGGTGCACTACGATCACCTGGTGCTCGATGCGGCGCTCGGCCGGCGCGTCTACATGCCGAATGAACTTGACCTGTGGGATGTGATTAAGTGTGCTCAAACGCGTAGCTGGCCCAAGGGAAGCTGGACGCTCGGCGCAGTCTGCGAGCGTACGTTCGGCGAGGGCAAGAAGGGCGATGGCGCGTTCGCGCCGCACCTGGCTGCAAAGGGCCGCTGGGGCGATCTGGCGACGTATCTGGTTCGTGATGTGTGGTTGACGTGGAAGCTGTGGGAGTTCATGCGCGCTATGGGCTACGTGATTGATCCCGACGGATGCAAGATGGTAGTAGGGGTGAAAAATGGCTGAACCACTTCAACGGCGCGAGCTGGAAGACCGCTATTTGCAGCTTGTGCGCGAGCACTTCGAGCATAGTAAGACGACGTTCTCGGCGTATTTCAACAAGCTGCAGCGCAGGTACGACCTGTATCGTGGGTCATACAAGACGGTGAGCGAGGGCGGCTGGAACGACATCCATATTCCGCTGCTATTTAGTGTTGTGCAATCGGACGTTGCGCGCAAGCTACGAATCATCTTCGGTGGGAATCCGGTGCTCAGTTTCGTGCCAACGGGCGGCGAGGATCAGGAGAAAGCGCGCCGTATGGAAAGACTCGTCGATTATCAATTGTATGATGCGAAGACGTACCAGAAGGGCGCGCGGTTTTTGTTGAATGCGGACCTCTACGGCACGAGCATCTACAAGTACTCATGGAAGAGCGTCTACGGGAGCACCCGGCGCCGCGGACAGGGCGCAGTTGCGAACGTGCGCACGGGCTCGAAGACCCTGCGCTTCAACGGCCCCTGGTGGGAGCACAAGGACTCAACGGACTTCTTTCCGTTCCCGGGCATCATCGATATTGAGGACATGCCGGGGGTTGTGGACCGATACTACATGGAATTTGAGGACATCCGCGCAGGTGCGGAGCTAGGGCCGAATGGCGAGGAAGCGATCTACGATGAGGCGCAGGTGCGCAAGTTGGGCGAGAATCCCCCGAGTCCGCCAGTCAACGACGAACGGGCGCTCAGGCGAAATGTCGCGACTGCGCAGCAGGACGAGTCGTGGCTGCGCATCACGAAATTTTCGAAGCCGGTCGAGATTCTCGAATACTGGGGCCGGGTTCCCGACGACATGAGCGTCACCGACGAGGCTGGTGAAGAGGTTACTGAGCTATTAATCACGGTTGCTGATCGCAAGTGGGTGCTGAACGCGATCCCGAACCCGCACTGGGATCGCAGTAAGCCGTTTGGCGCCTACAGGCCGTTCGAGGACCCGCACTTCTTCCATCCGCCAGGTAAGGCGGATGTTGTCGAGAAGCTGCAGGTTGCGATGAACCGGCTCGCGAACAGCCGACTCGACCTATTGGACCTCACGATCTTCCCGCCGATGCTCTACAACGAGAATAGCGGCCTCATGCCGCGGCGGATGTTCAGCGGCCCAGGCGCGATGATCGGCGTGAACGGCAGCGTCGCGGAGACCGAGATTCGGCAGATGCAGTTTGACCTGCGGGGTGCGCAGCTGAGTTTTGCAGAGGGCGAGACCATCTGGAAGTGGATGCAGCAAGCGACCGGGATCATCGAGGATGTGTCGCAGGGCGTGGGCGCGAGTGACCGCCAAACGGCGCGCGAGTTTATGGGTAGGGCAGAGGCAGTCTCGACACGCCTCGAACAAGAAGTGCGGCTTGCGGAAGTGCAGTGGATGGAGCCACTTGGGAATGCGTTCGTGGAGATGAACCGCCAGTATCTGCCGCTCGATACCGAGGTGAAAATGATCGGGAGCCACGCGATCTGGGATACGGTGAGCGAGCGCATCGTGCCGCCCGAGCAGATTCGCATCACGCAGCAGGACCTGGATAGTGACTACGATGTGCGCGCGACAGGCGCCACGCGTTCGCTCGGGCGGGCGCAGAAGGTCGCGGGGCTGCAGCAGGCTGCGCAGATCCTTGCGCCGATTCCGCAGGTGGCATCGACGGTTAATTGGAGGTTGTTCGTGCGGCAGTATCTCGCGGAGCTGCTACCGAATGTCGATCAGGTGATGAACACCGAACAGCAGCAGCAACAAGCACTTATGATGGCGGCGCAGATGAATGCGAAGGGTGCTGCGCCGAGTCCCTTTGTCGATCAACTGATGGGAGGCATGTGAACGACGTACTGTTTGACGCTGATCGAAAGCGTCGAGAAGCTGAGGCCATGAGGCGCCTGGTTGGTGATGTGGATTTTGCGATTCTGACCGACCTAATCGATGCGGTTGCGACCGCGTATGTGAACCAGCTCATCCAGCCGATACCAGAGGAGTGGAAGAACCACTACCTGCGCGGACTCATCAAGGGGCTGGACGAGGCGAAAACGTTGCCGTTGCGTGTGGTTAGGATGTATGATAAGGAGCTGGAGCAGGCGAACGCACCTGCGCCAGCGCAACCACTGGACAACCCGGTGATGCGCTTGAGCCCTGAGCCTGAGGAGATCCAATGAGCGAGGACAACCCTCGTCGTGTTACGCACCCTGCACTCGTGCCACAGGCCCCACCGCCTGTGGAACCGGTCGAAGTAGCGGAGTCAACCCCCGCTCCTGAGCCCGAACCCGAGGCGCGGGTATTTGTTGGTGGCAGAGAACGGACGGTCGGGGAGGTCGTGAGCGGCTACGAGGCAAGTTCGCAAGAGGCCATGCGGCTTCGTGCGGAACATGCGGCGCTCATGGCAGAGAGAGATGCCATCCGGCGTGAGGCCGATGCGTATAGGTCACAGCTGACCCGCGCACCTGAGCCAGACGTGCCGGAACTCGGCGAGGATCCAGACCCAAAGCAGCTGGCTGCCTGGGTCGAGACCATCGCTGAGAGGCGCGCTCAGAAAATCGCAGATGAGCGCGTCAGAGGTGTTGAGGAACGCTTTCAGCAATTCATTGGAGCGGCGCAGCAGTTCAATGCTGTGCAGGCCGAGATGAAGCAGGGGGATGCGAGCTTCGACGCTGAAAAGTTGAGTGCATATCTCTCGACGAACCCCGATGTTCAGAAGCGATACAATTCGATTTTTGCGGTCGATCAGGCCGCAGCACTTGAATATGGGTGGACCAAAGCGAAGGGGCAACTGGGAGTTGCGCCCGATTCGTCGCGTGTGGTGCAGGCTCCGACCAAGCGCCGTGCGCCGGCCGAAGCACCCGATGATGCCGCGAAACGGCGTCAGCGGATGCTGGATGAGGCTGAGCGCACCGGTAATTGGGAGAAGTTCTACGCTGAGCGCGCTCGTGGAACGTCCATGCAGGTGCCTTCTGAGTGAGGTTGAGAGATGCCAGGTAACGTAACAGTTACCGCCTATGGGACCGGTCCGACCGGGCAGGGTCCTGCAGGCGTTAACATCAACGCTGAGGACGTTCTGGACCTGATCGTAGACGTGACGCCCTGGGAAAACCCAGTGGTCACGATTCTGCCGAAGGTGCAGGCGACCTCGACGCGGCACGAGTGGGTCAACGACTTTCTGCAGAACGCGCGCCCGCGGCACGGGCTTGCTGAGGGTGCAGACTTTGGTGTTGATACCACGACCATGCCGACCAAGACGCGTACTGCGAACTTCTTGCAGCACTTCCGGTACGAGACGAAGGTGTCGAACCTTCAGCGACTCATGAATCCCTACGGGATCAGTGATTCGTATGCGTACGAGATCGGGAAGTTGAGCAAGCAGGTCGGCAAGGACATTGAGGCACGTATTCTCGAAGACAGCGTGCTCTCGACCGGTACGGCCGCAACGTATCAGGGGTCGGAGTCGTCTAACCGCATGCGAACGCTCATCGAGTTGATTGCGGGCCAAGACGCAACGATCGCAACTGGTACGGGTGGCATCGCGAACGGCTCGAAGTCGAATATTCGTGATGCGGAAACGTTGACGGCAACGACGACCGCGACGGGTATTTGGGACGGTACGACCCCGAGTGCCGCAGGTGTTGACCAGGTTGCGCTTTCTGAGATCATCACGACACGAGTGCTGGGGCTCGTGCACGGTGGTGGCGCAGGTGGCGGCGACGGTAGCGGCGATGGCGGTGGCGGACATCCTGATACGATGGTCGTGCCGCCCGCAACGTATGGCATGATCGGTGCATGGGGCAGCTCCTCGACTGGTAGCTACCCGTTCCCGAGCGTGCTTCCACCGCTCACGAATGCGCGACTCGCGCGTGTCGTGCGCTTCTATGACTCGAACTTCGGGCTCATTGAAGTGAT